CCGACGAACCATACGAACCATCCTCATCGTTCTTGCCCTTTTATTGGTCCTGTCCTTTTTCTACCCTCCCAAGACCAGCATGTTCCAGCCCACCCCAGTCACGGTCACCCCCGTTTCTGAGGAATCCATTCATAATCTCCCATCGACTGAGGAGTGCCTCGGCAACAGCGTTTACTCTACCAGCACTGGTGGTGTGTGCGGTGGTGGTAAGTTGGTCAGTGATCACGCCAACTATAAGATCGTCGATGGCATCGGACTTGCCTAGACTTTAATCTGAGTTAATATAAATGGCAGCTCAGCCAATTCTTTCAGATATTAATCATGAAATTCATACCGTCGTAGTTGATAGTACTGGCCCCGATTTTGTGGTACATTTACCTACACCTTTGGATAATGTCATCCAGGCTCAATTAGTTTCGGCCGTGTTTACTTCCGGTGAATCAGCACAGACAGCTATTCATATAGGTATTGAGGAACTTCGAACCTTCTTTTCACAGCGTGCGAAAGCTGATCTAGACTCGTCTGACGACAACCACTTAAACGGAGTTTTTGGAACCGTGGTCGGACCTCACGTTTCTCTCACTGGAGCTTCAACTGCGACTGCAGTTAAAGTAATTTCATTCAAAAATGAATATCCCATAAGCCAATATTATCATAATCCTATTCGAAAGTTAAGTCGTTTAACTTTTAATTTGGATAGAGAAAACGGAGATCCAGCTATTATGACAGCTTCGGTTTTAGTTTTCAAATTTGTTTGTAAAAATAAAAATTTAGGATGTTAGATTCCAGAGCGTCGCATACTCGTTAATTTAAAAATACTTTATAATAATAAGTATGTCTTCTGGAATCGTACAATTAATAGCTCTAGGTGCCCAAGATGAACACATCATGGGTGAACCTGAGATATCGTTTTTTACGTCCACCTTTAAAAGGCATTCTAACTTTTCACAGTCTATCGAAAAACAAACGATACAAGGATCTGTGAATGGTAATTCCATGTCGTCTATTCGGTTCGACCGAACTGGCGACCTCTTAGGATACACATATTTTACCATAGACGATGGTACCCAGGCTGTAGATTTACAAGACTGGGGTGAAGTCGTGAATAAGGTAGAATTATTAATTGGAGGTCAAATTATTGATGTTCAAGATCACAATTATACCGAAAAAATTGCTATTGATATGAACGCACAGAATGTGAGTAAGAGTTCTAACGGTGTACACCCGGGTGCATCTGCTCGGTCTTATTTTTACCCTTTGCGGTTTTTCTTTTGCGAAGGACCCCAATCCGCGATTCCTCTCGTATCTTTACAATATCATCACGTTGAATTACGGATTTATTGGGGTCCAAATGCGGGAAACTATAACGTAGAAGCGTATTCAAATTATTATTATTTGGATAACGAAGAGCGTGGAATAATGGCTTCTCGTACTCACGATATTTTGATAACACAAGTTCAAAAAAATATAGCTTCTAGCGAATTAACCCAAGAACTTATTTTTAACCATCCAGTAAAATATATCGCATGCTCAAATACAAATATGGAAAGTACACTAACTTCCATAGATAATAAAATTAAAATTAGTATTAATGGAACAGATATAGGTATTTATAAATGGGCGAAACCACATTTCGTAGACGTGCAGAGCTATTATCATACAAATTTCGTGACATCCCCAGATTGTTTTGTACATTGTTTCTGTCTAAATACAAGTTCCCTACAGCCTACGGGTAGCTTAAACTTCAGTCGACTCGATAGTGTTAAAATACATAGCGAATCCAGACCTTTGATTGATCCTATATACGCAGTAAATTATAACATACTCAGAGTGAATAATGGGTGTGCGGGACTCATGTACGCAAATTAAAATCAGGAGTAATATTAAATGCCGAAGAACTTGAGTACCGTCGGTGGTGCCACGGAACTTCGCTTCGGTAAGAATTGTAGAGAAGATCAGGCTGACAACTCTGTCGTCATTAACGCGAGTAATGATAAGATCGACGCAACGAAAGCGAGTGGCTTTTACCTAACACCTTTAGAAATAGCTACCAATTTTGCCGAAGATGGTGCACAAGCGACGACTAATACATTCGTGGCGTATAATCAAAGCACGAAACAACTTTTTAGAACTCAAATACCTATGACCTTATCTGGTCTCTCGGGTGCAAATCCAAGTGCTGGCGGTGATTTAAATGTCTCCGGAGATCTCGTCGTCACTGGAAATATAACGTCTGCGGGGCAAATAGCTAATATTTCAGTTGAGAATACAGTGTTCAAAGATGGACTCATCGAACTCGGTCATGGAAACATAGCATCTGATATAACGATGGATCTGGGTCATGTCATGTCTCGACCCCAGGGTTCTTCAAACGTCGCGGCATTTTTTGACGAAGATGAGGGTAAGTATACTTTATGTTATACCACGACTACAGCTACAAATGAAACTGAAGTTAATATAAAAACGGATGAAGATTTAGATGTTCATATTCAAGGTACTTTAACCACTACCGGTAATGTATCGGTTGGAAATTTAATATTAGATGATTCCCATTCAAATGTCATACAAGCGAGTGGAAACATATACACAACTGGTAATGTATACATAGAAGGAGGTCTCGTGACAAATTCGGGAAGTGTATCTAAAAAAACATATAGTCATAAAAATGATCTTAACAAGGGTACAAGCATATTAGATGCTACGGTAACATTAACTTTTACACATCACTCATTTTACGCAAAAATTATAGCACAACTTTTCGATGATGAATTTGAAGAGGTCAGTACTATGATTCTGGATATAGCTGGTGGTAAGAGAGGTGGTGGCGCTTCTTCTGGTACACATATAGCTATGGGGCCTATGTCCATTTTTGGAAATGCGAGTACAAATCCATGGAGTTCGGAAGTTGTGACAACTGGTAATGAGATTACGATCAAACCTTCCACGCCTATCCCATCTACCGGTGATGGGCAACATGGAAAATATTCCATTTTCGTAGAGTATATTTCACATGAATCAGATGGAAAACTTACATCTATAGAACGTCCGGCAGGAACAGGTGATGTAGTCAACTTTGGATATTAAATATACATTCTCTCCAAACGACCTATTCGTCGTTTGCAAAGATGTTTTTTATGTTATTAAAGTATAAGAATGTCAACTCCCACGAGCGTTCAAATCATTCCCGGAAATTTGGTTTTATCAGGGAACGTAGATACCAATGACACCTATAATACATTTTGTATTGATCGTGCTAATGGTAGAGTTGGTATAGGTCAAGGTTTAACCAGTCTTGTTACCGATAGTAATGATTCAAATGTTTTACAAATATCTGGGGAAGTGACAGCAACTAGATTTCATGGTGATGGTTCCCAACTTGCGGGACTTACCGATTCTAAATGGTTAGAAGATGATAACGATATCAATAATATATATTATTCAGCCGGTAATGTCGGAATTGGTGGGACGGGAACACCGAATGCAAATCTCGATGTGGTAGGATCTGCAAGGGTGAGTAATGCTGTCACAATAGGAACTACTAAAACATTCGTTGTGACGGTAGCTTCAGTTGGTGGTAGTAATAGATTTCATATCGACGGCGCGGATCGACATTCACTCGAACTTCACGAACATCAGACATACCTTTTCGACCTAACAGCTCCAGGGGTTGGACACCCTTTTAGACTGGCTAGGCTAGCTAACGGGGGAGATGGACAACCATTCGGTTCATTACCTGAGAGTGATTATACCACGGGTACAGACTACACGAGTGTTGCCAATCATTTGAAATTTACAGTCCCAGCGGGTGCCCCCACAACACTTTATTACTATTGTACACAACACCCCGGTATGGGGGCTGCGGTAAGTATCTCATCCGAAGCAGAACTCATCGTTTCGGGTCGTCTCGAGTCCACTGGGACAAGGGGTGTGTCATTAGGTGGTGGCACGACCGCCCAGAGACCGACGTACGCACCTCTGGGTACAATGCGGTTCAACTCAACAATTGGGTTCATGGAAGCGTATACGGAGTTTGGGTGGGGTACCCTCTCACCACCACCTTCTATTGTGAGTTTTTCACCAGCGGCTATCACCCTCGCCTTGGCATCAACCCAGGTATTCACGGTCACTGGTACGGGTTTTGTCAGTGGGTCGATTGTACAATTGGAAGGTGCCGATGGAACGTTATACGGCGTGGTCGATGTGACCGGACCGACCACCGATGGAACAGAAATGACTTTCAAACTGGGAGACTTGACCTCTGCTACAGCCCAGGTGGAGAATCAACCCTATAAAGTTAGGATTCTCAGTGCATCGGGTGTGTTATACCGCTTCAGTGCCGACACGATTGCGTTTTTACCACCCACAATCACAGGTGTATCACCTGCGAGTGTTCTCCTCGCGGATACAGCGACAGAGGTATTCACGGTCTCAGGGGCTTCTTTTGATACAGGACTGGCTATAAACCTCGTGGGTGCCGATGGAACCAATTATGGTGTGGTGGATAGAACATTCGTGAACGCGACAACAGCCACATTCAAAATAGGGGACTTATCCTCTGCTACAGCCCAAGTCGCAAATCGACCCTATAATGTTAAAGTCACAGGTACTGGTAGTCTCACTGCTACAAGTATCCAAACCATCAATTTCCCAGGCACCTCATGGACTTCCCCGGCGGCTGGGGCGACCTTAACCTTCGATACTAGTGCGTACGTGAGTCACATACTCGCGGGTACAGATGCTGTGGGGGGTACTTCCGGTAGGACATTCGAAGTAGTCGCCACTGGTAATGCTTTACCATCACCTCTCAGTCTCAATCCGAGTACAGGTGAGATCTCGGGTACTATCGGGGCAGAAAATCCTGGTACGAACGTAACATTTAGAGTGGTTGACGTCTCCGGTGCGTTCGTAGAAAGAACCTTCAATATTGAGGGATTGGCACCTCTCTACTCCTTTACCTCACCGTTCACGTTCACGAATGCTGGGAAGACGGGACGAACTGGCCCAACCCTCACTAACTTACAAAGTAGTAGTACTGGTTATGGTACTACTGGTTCGACAACTTGGGTTGGTAATCCTAATTATTTCTCTGTGAGCGGGGGAATCCAGAAATGGACCGTACCGGAGACGGGGACGTATCAGTTTGAGGTGTATGGGGCTGGTTCTTCTGGTTCAGTTGGTGGTGCTCGTATGAGAGGAGACTTCACATTGACCAAGGGTGAAATTATTAATATATTAGTTGGACAGAAATCAGTCGTCGGCAGCTCCGCGTCGGCCGGTGGAAACACACTCGGTTCAGCGGGGGGTGGAGGAACTTTTGTAGTACGTTCACCGTATAATACAACCGCATCAATCCTCGTAATCGCTGGTGGTGGGGCGGGTAGGGGAAAGGGTCAGTTTGTGTCCACAATTAATGCGGATGCAAAGGGGCAGCGCGCCGATGCCGAAGATGCTCAGACCTCGGCCGATGGGGATACAGGACCTGGTGCGACGGGTGGGAATGGTGGTGGAAATCTTGACAAAAAATGGGGCGGTGGGGGGGGTGGTGGATTTAGTGGGGATGGGGCACCCTCTCGTTCCAATGGGACCGCCCAAACCGCCGCATTATCATTTATAAATGGGGGTACAGGGGGGGCTGGAACGGGTACCTATCCTCGAGGTGACGGTGGATTTGGTGGTGGTGGTGCTGCTAGTTGGGCATCTGGTGGTGGAGGAGGATACTCTGGAGGAGGGGGGGTCGCGTCGATCGGGAATGATGATTCACAAATGAATGGCGGTGGTGGTGGTTCCTATAACTCGGGATCCAATCAGAACAATTCGTCCGGTTCTAATATCGGAATGGGGTATGTCATCGTAACCAAATTATAAAATCAAGTATATACTATATGGAAGCGGGTGCTATCGAACCCACTCCAGAAGAAATCGCAGCTCAAAAGGTCATAGAAGATCGTAAAGTGGATGCGATGACAAAACTCCGTTCTGAACGGGACGCATTGATCCCCGCTACAGATAAATACGCTATGAGGGATTACCCTATAAACGATGAAACCTTTAAAAAATGGAGACGTTACCGCCAACACCTTCGTGACCTTCCGGGTATGTCTTCACCCGATCTAGACGCGGACGGAAACCTCATCGGTGTAGAGTGGCCCCAAATTCCAACTGTATAGAAATCATTACCTCACATAAAATGCACTACATTTTATCTAAGCTAATATAAATGGTACAGACGACGAGCCATATATTTTCAGGGAAGGTCGATATCGAGAGTAATCTCTTGGTAGGCTCTTCCCACCTGTTCGTCGATACCACTAATAATCGTGTGGGTATAACGACACCCGATCCTCATGCGAGTTTACACGTAAACGGAAACGCGTACGTGGAATCGAACGTGGGTGTCGGTTCTAATATTAAACTCGATGGAGATACGGGTATAATAACAGCTACAGGATTCGTAGGTGATGCAAGTCAATTGACTGGTTTGGCGTCCAATTTAGAGCAAGTCGTAAATAATGGAAACGTCGCATCCGCGACGGTTGAATTTTCAAATCCAGGTACATCTCTCGTCGCTTCAGGAAATGTGGATGTCGTTGGAAATGTGACGGCTTTAAAATTCATAGGTGATGGAAGTGGGCTAACGGGTGTAGCCGCAAACCTTCAAGCTATAACAGATAATGGTAACGTGACCTCTAATACCGTTCAATTCACTAACACGGGAACTTCACTCACGGCGAGTGGTGATGTAGAAGTATCTGGTGCGCTCAGAGTGGGAGGTGTAGATGTTGCGTTATCTTCTGATTTAGATTCTAACGCGTTGCGTATTTCTAATCTTGAGACGTCTAACGGGTATATATGGTCTAATTTAGCTGATAACGCGAGTCGGATATCTAACCTGGAAACGTCTAACGGTCATATCTGGTCTAATTTGGCCGATAATGCGAGTCGGATATCTAACCTAGAATCGTCTAATACACAGATATTTGGTGATTTAGCAACTCTCAGTGCGGCTGACATCGTTCAAGAAGATCTCATAACGGGTCTCGGAGATGAAATAGATTCGAATGCGGCGCGTATTTCCAACCTAGAAACGTCTAACGGTTATATCTGGTCTAATCTAGCTGATAACGTGAGTCGGATATCTAACCTAGAAACGTCTAACGGTTATATCTGGTCCAATTTGGCTGATAACGCGAGTCGGATATCTAACCTAGAAACGTCTAACGGTCATATATGGTCTAATTTGGCCGATAACGCGAGTCGGATATCTAACCTAGAAACGTCTAACGGTCATATATGGTCTAATTTGGCTGATAACACGAGTCGGATATCTAACCTAGAAACGTCTAACGGGTATATCTGGTCTAATTTGGCTGATAACACGAGTCGGATATCTAACCTAGAAACGTCTAACGGTCATATCTGGTCTAATTTGGCTGATAATACGAGTCGGATATCTAATCTCGAGACGTCTAACGGTTATTTATGGTCTAACCTTGGTATTGTTTCCGATGATCTCGCGGATAATGTCACTAGAATTCAAAATCTCGAAACGGCTACGGGTGGAACTGCGTTATCTCTACAAAACATAACAGATATAGGAAACGCAACTACAAATGTTGTACGGTTCACAAACACGGCAACAGGTCTCATTACCACGGCAAACATAGAAGTAGGCGGGAATGTTAAGATTGATGGTTTGACTGTGGGTGCGGTTCCATACGTGGCGGCGGATAACTTTTTGAAGGAGTCGTTCATTTCTACGACGACAGATACGACGGTTATCGCTTCTAATCTGGATGTGACTGGAAATATATTCATGCGAGGTGAACGTTTTATCGTCGAATCTGAGACGAAACTCATAAACGATGCGATCATAGGTATTGCTAACAATAATACTACGGCTACTACAGATGTGGGTATTCTCATACAACGTCCTACAGCGAATGTAGCTCTCATACATCACGGTGGAACGGACAAGTTTACTATTGGGTACACCCAAAATAATCTTACAGCAACAGATATAACAAATGATACTGCAAATGTAATTAATGTTAACATACTCGGCGAATTATACGTTCAAAATAACGTGGTTTTAGGATCTTCCGGAAAATATTATGGTGATGGTTCGACCCTAACCAACGTACCCACCTCAATTGATCATACCGCTTTAATTA